ACGCTCAACTACCAATTCAGCACGGGCAACACGGCAACTTCATTCCGTCCTACCTACTCACGTAACATCATTAACAGAATACCATGAGTGAAAAAAAGACACTGAAACAAGATTACACCGAACGCTTGCGCAAATATGAGCGTGAGCTTTCACTAAAACTACGAGCCAATGGCAACAAAGAAACAGTTAAACCAGCAACCAAATAAGGTTGATTTAAAAGGATTGCGCTACAAGCTGCAATTGATAGATGGATTGTGGTCTATACCACTTGCGTTTTTAATCTTTGGCATATCGGGCACCGTATCCGTTGCCTATTTCAATGACGCCATAATAAGTACAGAGTATATTCAATTTGTTATTCTTGCTGCACTTGTTATGGTCTTTGCCAATTTCGTTGTTTTTTTGGGCATTAGATTCAATTTTCGAGCATTGCAACGGGAGATATATAACAAGGAAGTTAAGTACGAAATCAATACCTATTTAACCACATGGCAAAAGGTTGTCTTATACCTGCTCTTATATGCGTTCTACTTTGCTGCATACCTGTATATCTTACACATGCTGATGACGGTTACTGCGTAAGGGCAACTGCAGCGTCATTTGTGGGGGTAAGAGAAAAGGGTGGCAACAACATGGGCTTTAATGACAAGGCTCTGCTTGTGCTTATGAAGCAACAAGGTTGGAAGCCCGGCTATGCATGGTGCAGCTTCTTTGTTATGGCTATGCTTGACGAGTGCGGCATACCTCACACCATCACAGGTTGGTCCCCTACTGCATACAATCGCAACGATGTCATCTTTACGGATGGTAAGTTTGTCAAATCGTTTAGCGATAGCGATGCGCTAGTGATGACACTTAGTTACAACAGCTTTAAGGGAAAAAGATACAAGGGCATTGGTCACACGGGCATTGTTGACAAGGTGGCTAAGTATTCGGTGCGCACTATTGAAGGCAACACCAATGATCAAGGCATGCGCGATAGCCGTACACGCGATGGTGTCTACTACAAGATTCGCCCACTATCCAAAAATTTACATATAACAAGATGGAAAAAAACCAATTAAGAAACACCGTACTAATTGCAGCGATTGCATCCGTTGTGCTAATCATGATTATTGTTGGCGTTAAGTCATGCAATGAAAACACTGACCCGGCTATTGATAGGCTGCGGTCTGTTAACGATTCACTCTATGATGTCATTGACCTTAACAATCGCAAAGCAGATAGCCTATTCATCAAAATTGATTCACTCAAGATAGACCAAGATACCATCATTCAAAACCAACAAATAACAAATGAAATTTACCGCAATGAAACTTACAACATTCTTTCTTCTACTCCTTCTAATGCCACAGCTCAGTTTCGGTCAACGCTCAAAAAGTCGGACAGCCTACTTAAAAAAGGATTTTACACCCGAACTTACAACTTACGATCTGCAACTTTTCAATCTGAATTACAATAGCATGATGTACTGGTATGGTACGGCCCTAGAAATAGACAGCTTGTACCAACTTGAACGAATGAAAGTATCATATTATTCAAAGATTACGGGCATTCAAGCGGATAGTTATGAAACGTTGGCTGAAATCTACAAGAACAAGCAAGCTATCGAAAAGGCCATAGCTAGCGAGAAAGACACTGAAATCAAAGACCTGAAGAAACGCAACATGCGGTTAATAATTACTAACACTGCCCTCACTTTAGGTATCACAGCGGTAGCAGTTTCTACTATATATTTTGCAATTCTATAATCATGGACATTCAGCCAAGAGATATCATAACAATTATAGGTGGAGCGGTATCGCTCACGGGATTGTACTACGCATTGAAGCGCGATGTAGTAAAAGTGTCAAGCGCACTAAGTAAAGTTGAGTCTTATCATAAAAGGGAGGTTACTATGTTAGGCGATTCCATTAAAGAAACAAAAGAGGAGTTCAACACCAAGCTAAATGTTATGAAGGAGGAACAAAACAAAGCCATTGACAAGCTCGAAAAGAAGATTGATGTAATTGCTGCGCAGAACCTAACCATCAGCAACAATCTTGCGGAGTTAGCCGGGTTTATCAGAGGCACTAAATAACAATACATGCAGGGTCAATATGCGGAAATCTACAAAGAGATACATGCAGGTGAGGGTACGGTAGCAGAACGCATCCGTGCTGCTATGAAAAAGCATGGCATCACAATGCAATACAGTTCATTTGAGCGATTGTATTACGGTTGGCGCAAGTATCATGGCGATAAGGCAAAAGCCCCTGTTAAATCGCATCCATTGGGCAACCTTTCCAAACTTGAAAACCATTTTGCCGACTTCGGGAATATGGTGAATGAGTTGATGCCGGAACAAAGTAACCCGCTCAACCTGCCACCATCGCAGGAATCACACTACAAACCTTACAAGCTACCGATAAACCATAACAACATCTTGTTGCTATCGGATATTCACGTGCCGTATCACAACATACAGGCGCTAACACTTGCATTGAAGTATGGACTGGAGAATGAGGTCAACACAATACTGCTCAATGGTGATATCATAGACTTCTATGCCATCAGTAGATTTGAGAAAGACCCGCGCAAAAGAAACTTCGGGCATGAAGTATTAATGACAAGGCAATTTCTTGCCACGTTACGCAAGCTATTCCCGAACGCGGCTATCTATTACAAGTGTGGTAACCATGATGTAAGGTATGACCACTACATCATGCGCAATGCTCCCGACCTTTTGGGTATGGACGAGTTCAACTTTGAATCGCTCATGCACTTAGATCAACACAACATCACCTTCATTCCGGATAAGCAAATCATTCACGCAGGCAAGTTGACTATTTTACACGGGCATGAGTTAGGCGCATCTGTGTTTAGCCCTGTGAACATCGCACGCGGTTTGTTCTTACGTGCAAAAGACAGTGCGTTATGTGGCCATCACCATCAAGCCAGTGAACACACCGAGCCAAACATCAATGGCAAGCTAACAACGTGCTGGAGTGTGGCGTGCTTGTGCGAGCTGCATCCCGACTACATGCCCATCAACAAGCACCACCACGGATTTGCACACGTGCGTATAATGGACACGGGCGAATTTGAAGTAAGTAACTACCGTATTGTTAATGGAAAGATTAGATAAGAATAAGGCTCCACGTTAGGAGCCTTATTCTATCAATCAATAACAAAAACAATAATGCAATGAACCATTACACTAAGTCGCAAATATAGCACAATGAAAGGCAAGCCACATCCGAAAGTAGTACAGCGCAAGTTGGGCAGGGAGCGTGCCGATGGTTTATATTGTGATAACGTGATTGAGATAGACCCTACGTTGCCACCGATGCGCTACCTCATTGTGTTGATCCATGAATACCTTCATCACATTCAGCCCGAATGGAGTGAAGAAAAGGTGGATGCTGAAGGTGAGGCACTGGGTAGGTTTCTGTGGAAACAAGGCTATCGCAAGGTGCAGCAATAGTTAAAACTTATCTGCTATACCGGCATCGAGTAACTCACTTGCTAACCACTCGCGTATCTTGCCTACTATGTCGTATTGTTCTTGGGTAAGGTCTTGATATTTCTCAAGGCTACGCAGATGCTGTTGCACTTCGTATAGTGTATCAAAATACCTTACACCATTGACAGCACAACTAAATGCGTGCTGGTCTTCGCGTAAATCAAATGTTAGTGTTGCTTTCATAAATACTTTGTGTCTTTGGTTATGGTGAATAGATCTCTATTGACCGATTTGATTTTGTTCGCTAGATTATCCTTGAGATACTTTGTCTTTGCATCTGCAAACATGCCGAGCAGGTTAATACGCTCGAGCTTCAATGTGTCAACTGACTTGATTGTTCTTTGCCGCATTGAGTTTAAGTATTTCGTTTTTAACGTGCATGTAGTACGCCTTCACGGAATAGTATTCCCCGGTTCCTTCGAAGTCATTCACGATGTCATCGGGTGCGTTAGCCAGTGCTTCATCTACGCAATACAAGGCGCAGTTGATAGCCTTGTAATGTACCGCGCCTAATTGGCCTTCTTGCGTTTCACCTTCGACTATATCAAAATAGTTGGAATACAGTTGCCATGCTTTGTCTTTTGCTTTCATTTATCACCTCCCTTGTATGCTTCGTTATCGAGAAAATGACACATGTGATTTGCTAATTCCATGACATCGTAATAATTCATGCTGCCTGATGCACATTGCGCTTTCACTATTTCGGTTGCCATTTGTAATGCCAGCTGTCTGTTATTTATGTCGCTCATTGTTCTGTAAAATTTGGAAGGGTTTTTCCCGTTGAAAAAAAATATAATTGGTTCAACTCATCCATGTATTTGACATATTTATACATTGAAAACAATGTACCACCTTCTTGTTTATGCCTAAGAACAGCTCTCGGAGTCCATCCAAACTCAAAGCCGATGTTATCAAACCAATATACTCTATCGCTTTCTGATGCTCTAAATCCGTAATCCAGCAGCGTTGCTTTGTTAATTGGTATTCTACTCATAGTGTTAAAGTATTAAGGTATTCACGCCACATCGGTACACGCTCTTGCAGTTTTGCGATTGCATCCGCATCAAACTCAACAACCTTTTCGTGTATGCGTTCCTGCACTAATATGTCGTATTCCCAACTTGACAAATCACTTTCAAGGTTAGCGTGTGGATTTTCAGCAAGAAAGGTAGGCATATCGTAAATCATATTCTTTTCTATGCGCTGCGCCTTCTTAATAAATTCCTCGTTGCCTTGTGGATCAATAAGATTCATCCTGCGTGCAAGACGGTACTTTTCATCGTCTATCATTTGCAGCGGTGCGTTAACGAGCACGAAGCAAAACGTTGCAGTAGTTGCGCCCGTTAACCACATGTATGCCTGACCTTGCCAGTAGTAATCTTTGCTCAACTCGTTAGCCTTTGCATCGATGAAAGTGTGGATATCCCAAGATGACTTAATATCCGGCACGTTCACCACTACGCCACCATCTTTGATAAGCAAATCAGGCGTACCTGTGATATATTCATTCTTGAAATTGATTTCGTTTTTAAATACAATTGCGCCACGTTCCCTGCGCCACATATCGATTGCATCATTCTCAACCGCAACACCTTTCTCGATGTACTTGTTGCTTATCTCTTTGTAACGCTTGTACTTTTGTTGGATGTAGATTTCAAGCAGTGCGCTTTTGCAGGTTTCAGATAGGCCTGTCTTTGTGCGTGCATCGGTCATTAGCTTACCAAGCTGCGATGCTCTAAATAAAGTTTGTTCCATTTGTTCTTGTTATTGATGGTGTGAAGATACTACAACAAACCGCTTAGTTGCTCCTTTTTAACATTTACTAACGGCTCAATCTGTGCAAAGAATTCTTGCGGGCATGCCTGCAAAATGATGTCACAATCGTCTAGCGTTTGCGCTTTCTCGATTAGTTCAAGCATGTACTGAACATCTTTGTTCGTTGCGTTAAGTGTACCCTTTAATTTGAACGGCTTGTACATATCTACGTTCTTGCGATTCAAGTCACGGCCTAACAACTTACCAAATGACACTGCAGCGTTTTTAAGGCACTCAGTTTTAAGTTTAGGGAAGGCGAGGTCTAATGCGTTCGGCTTTTTGTTATCTGCGTTTAATGCCCATCTATTGCGTTCGATGTTGTCAAGGTTCTGTGGTGCTCTGTCAACCATGATGACGATGGATGCTGCACCTGTACGGCGTAACTCGTAGCCGGTTATTGGATGGATCACTACAAGGTCAAGTGAACCTACAACCTCGTTTGCCATACGCTCCCATTTAAAATTTTCAGTGCGCCAGTGACCAAAGAACATTTCGTCTAGGGTTGTTTCAACGTGTGAGATGACTAGCGTCTGTGCTTTACCGTCTGGTGTCTTTTCGATTCCGAGTTCATCGGGCTTTGCATTGAGCATCTGCTGAAATTTCTGCAATGCTTCAAGATTGTCTTTGTGGAATGAGTTCATGTTGTCATTGATTTAGATTTAAAGATACGAATTAATACTTCATTAGGCAATCATTTAACTCTTGACAATAGTTAAGAATTGCAAAAACGATTGCGGTGTAAACGATGTACTTAATGATTTTGCTTGCTTTCATAATTTTAATTTTTAAAGGTGAATGCGCGTTGGTGAGTCGCGCCCCTCGTTTATTTTACCAGTTAGCTTTGCACCATTTAGTTACTTGACTATTTAGCGTTTTTGCTGTATTGGCATAAATTTCCCAAATCTTGTTTCCGTTTTCATTAATAACGGCAATGTTTCCAATTTCGCTATAAGAATACTCTACATCAAATTTGCGAAAGTTCATGAATGTTTTGTTTACTGTTGTGATTGTCATGGCTTTGTGTTTTTGTTGTTGTTTGATGGGTCAAATGTACTGCAAATAATTGCATACACAACAATTTAACAAATTTTAACAAACGTGTAATTGAAAATCAATGACTTACGCCCACGAATAGCTGCCGTAGTTCGGGAATAGTTCGAAGTACATGCGCATCATTATGGCATCTGCATAGTCGGGCGACTTACCATGCATGCGTGCTATTTCATCCTTACTGATTACTGCGAGTTTACCATCGGCTTCAGGTTGCCTGCGGCGTATCATATCCAACTCCTGCACAATCACATCCCGGAACTGATTCACTTTAAAGATTACTTTGTTCTGCTCGATTAATTCTGCGAGCTTAAAATAGCATTCCGCCTTTTGATTGGTGAACTTATCGGATTGCTTAGCACGGCCACCATTGAGAAAGCCTCGACACTTGAGACTATCTACCACACCACCACCCACACCATCTTCATCACAGATCACATTGCTTAGTTTGATGCTGTGCCTATCGCATAGTTGGCGAATGGTGGCAACTACGGTTGTGATTGGTTGCTTTCGCAGCTCGTGTATTTCCATTAGCTGCAAACCATGCCACACGCATATCACGCTTCTATCTTTTCCAAGTCGTGCAATATCTGCACTGATGTATTTATCTCCTTTGCTTTCTTCATCACGGAAACAGCGCACAAGGTCATCGTATTGGTATAGGTTGTCAACGCTTTCATCATATTCCCAGTCGCCATCGAGCAGCCTTCGCCTATCTACTTCCGGCAACATGCGCAGCGTTTCAATGTACGATTCGGGCAAGTGTGGGTTATCGGTAGGCAGTGAAGGAATAAACGCAAGATGTGGCGCTAAGTTATTTGCTTTGTGTGGTGCATAGAACTCATTATACAACCATCCCTTTGATGGATTGCATGTGAGTAGCATCTTTGGTTTAAGGTCATATTGCGTAAGCTTAAAACGGATGCGGGACTGGAGTATATCAATGGCTCTCTTTGATACCTGTGCGCTTTCATCTACGTACGCATCCGTTAATTCCAAACCTCCGAGGGCATGAAACTCTGGATCACTTGGATACGCAAACAAGTCTTTCAAGATTATTTCGCTGCCATTGCTGAATGTGATTACGTTCGTTTGGTTGTTGATGGTATAATGTTCATTCGGCGCTAACCCTAACATGTGTGCCACCTCAAAGAAAGTCTTTAAAGTTGTTTTCTTTAACGTATCCAACTTGCTACGACCTATTAACCCACGCGTGCCGGGATACTTGAACCTGCGGCTTATTTGCCATGCGCAACCGATAAAAGATTTTGAGCCGCCTGCAGCTCCACCGAATAGCACCACACGTGCCGGGTGTGAATTACCCAGTACGCGCAGTGCTTCATTTTGTTTCGGTAGATACTCAATCATTAGAAAGGCAAATCGCTTGTGCCTTGTGAATCGTTTTCCTGATGTCGGGAAGTCGATTGTTGAAGTGGTTCGCTCATCTTACCTGAAAAGAACTTACCACTTTTGCCTTCCTTGACCCACGCAGCCAGACGCATCTTCTTGCCATTGACCATAATCTCGCCTGTGTACTGTGGCCCGTTGTTCGCCACGTTGTTGTTCTTGAATAGGGTGAACTGACCCTCTTGCATTTGATAGTTACTCATTGTATTAATTGTTTATTATTGCGATATCGTCTACCATTAGGCTTATTGTGGTCTTGCCATTAAAGTCGGTTGTTTCAACTACTTCAAACCATTCGTGCTCGATGCTGTGACCGTTGACAAATCCAACGTAGACTTCAACATCGTCCGGGTATTGCGCAAGCTTATCCCACAATTCACCAATAGTCATAGCTTATATTCATCTTTGTCAGTGAGCAAATGTAACTCCTCAAAGATAAGACGCATTGTTATATTATCCTGCATTGCAGGGCGCATGCTGCGTTTGGCTGTTAACAGAAACAACTTACGCAACAACTCCACTTCTTTGTGTTGATCGTACTTCATCAGTATTCATTTTGATTTTCGATTAGTTCCTTATAACGCTCTTGCCTGTATTCGCTAAACTGATACGGCTTGTTCTTGTACACGCGGAAACGCATATCGTTATCCCATGCCGGCAAGTCATCGTACTCACGCATCAATGCTATTTCAATCTGCGGTGGATTTTCTCTTTTCACTTCGCGTGCCGGTGCTTCTTCTATCTTCAACTTATCAGCTGCCTTCTGGATAGCATCCACTACCTGCGGGTGTTGGAACATTTCGTAGATGTTATTGTTGCTTTGCTTTTCCAAATTAATGCGTTCACTGATCGCTTGTCTTTTGGTCATAAACTTGCGTATCCATTCAAAGAATACTTGCCCATCTATTCGATTGTACACCGGGCCAAACTCACCTTTCATTGCCATGCGGAAACAAACTTGTAGTTCATCCACTCGCAGGTAGTAGTAATCTTCAAGCATCAACTCCGCTGTAAGTGCAAGTTGTTGTGCGTTCATTGGCTGTTGCAGGTTAAAGTATTGCTGGCACATATCCATCATTGCTACCATGATGTTTACCGTTGCTTGCTGATTTTTATTCTTTCGAATTTCAGCCAGCGTTGGTGATGTTTTCAGTGCCAAAATCTCGTGCAATTGCACTTCGGTACTGCTTGCGGAACTCTTCAAGTTCGTTATTTCTTTTTTCTCGTTCATTGTTATTTGGTTTTTTATTTTGTTCAAATTTAAATGCGTTGTTCATCCATTTGCGCACTGTTGATTCCCACGAAACAATTTTTGCCCCGCCCGATGTTTTCCACCCAGTGCTTGTGTAGTGGTCATAGCAGTTCTTTGATTCGGTTATAATCTTAGCTTCTGACCATGCACCCGTTTTCATATTCAACTCACCCATCAAATTATAAATATCATTTTCTGATGGTGGTGAAAACACCACTCTATTGTTTCTTGGTTTCTTTGTTTCTTGGTTTCTTTGTTTATCTATGGGGGCACTGCTGTGTTCAATGCTGTGGTCAATGCCGTTGCTGTGTTGTATCAATGCCGTATCCAATGCCGTGTGCAATGCTGTGGCTTTTTTGCTACGGCATATTGATATTATTGTGCTGCTATACTGATTCTTAGATTCACTTATGATTTGAATGAAATTCCATTTGGCTAAGTCGCTAAGTGCATCCAAGTACGTGCGCTTGTTGCCAATGTGCAGACCTTCCATTGTTGCATTTGTTGGTATTCCAAACTGCTCCTTCCATCCAAGACGGTTGTTGAGTTCAATAATCCACATGAACAAAGCAGTGTGCTGGCACTTCACCTCTGAATGTTCAAAGGCAAAATCAAACCACTTCCGGGAAAGCTCGTAGCCGTTATTTTTCATTGAGTAATTTTTGAAGATGTTCAATCATGCGGTTAACTTCATAATCAGTCATTGAAATATACACGCCTTCACCATCTGAATCGCGATATGCTGACATGAAAATAAAGCCATTAATTCTTGAAAATTGAACAAAACATTTTGAACGCATGTCACGAAAACGTGGCGGATTAGTTTCCACTATTGATCTACTTGAATCACGATACATAAACTAAATACCCACCTTCACATGCAAAGGCTAGTCCGTAGCCGAATGGCTTATGGCAATGCAGTGAAGATGGGATTTAAAAATGTTTTCATACGAACTAGCGTTGCAAAGATAGTCAAACTATCTCTACTTCCAAATAATTGTTGCGATCATAAAGCCTACCATTGCACCAACAGCCAGTATCAACAGAATCTTGCTGTTGCTATTGTCGCATTCTGCTTCTTGCACCACAGTCTTAGGAGCATCTGCCGGCACTTTACGCATTTGCTTAATGGTTAACTGCGTAGGTGAAATCGAGTTTTGCATTTTGGATATACGTGCAACTTTCAAGCTTTCCTTGACATATGCGTTTGCCATAGCTTGAGTAGGCATTTCACCAACCCACTTCGTTGCATTGCCATATTTTGCAATCATCCTGTGTTCACGCAATAAGGTTGCAATGCGTGTGGATACCTTGTGTTCCTTCATCATTTTTCTGATGTCAAATTCTTTTTCGTTATACATTGACATCATGAAGTTATAGTACTTCTCTTTTGTGTTCTTGCTCATTTTTCTAAGTATGTTTTTATTGTGATTGTAAATTCTTCAAATGACCTGCACACTTTCACGCAATATCCTGCGTTGATAAGTTGTGCGTGAACGATTTTTTGTGTTTCAGAAAGTTTCCCTTTCTCAGTCTTCATCTCGATGAACAGCGCATGGTATGAACCTGATGGTATGCATATCATAAGGTCGGGCATGCCGGGCATGGCTCCTTCTGCCTTTAATATGTTCCAACGTTTAGCCCGTTGCACTGGAGTGCCACCGATGAACACCCCGTTAGGGAATGAAGCAATCAATGTGCGCGGAAAGGAATACCGAAACCACTCAACACATCGTTGCTGTATCTTACTTTCTTCATGCTTCATGCATTAATGGTATTAGATATAGCCAACCAAAACTTACCGATGTAATCTTCATCTGCTTCTATGTTGATCACGGGCAAATCACGTTCAAGCTGTTGGTATTCCCAATGGCCTAATGAATGTACCTCATAATCACATCCAAGTGATACCGGGCAATAAGAAACAGACGTGCGCTCCACAGGTATATCAAAGCGCACTATCATGCTATTCTCATTGTTGATGGTAACCAAATAGCACATGCGATTTTCATTGACTATTTTCTTTTTGACTATGTACATGTTTTTGCCATTAACCCTGCGTATGTCATGCACATCATACTCGCTTTGCATTGAGTCAGTGAACTGCTCGTAAAACTCTAACTCATCCAGTTTCCTGTTCATGTCATTCCACTTAGCTTCTTTCTTGTCTGTGGTAAAGATGAACTTGCACCATTGAATCAGTTTGCGATTGCTTACGTTCAACTGCATGCGCAGCTTTTCAAAACTCATCTTATCAAAGTTCTTTACAATAAACAGGATATCGCTTCGCGTTGGTAGGTTATCCTTCCGCAGTTTGTTTTTGATTACTTTACTCATCGCCTTCATGTTTTATGGTTATTGAATTAATTACTTCGCACACCGGTAGATCCATAGCCCTTGATAAGTTAATCAGTTGCTGGAGCTTAATGGTCTTGGCATCATACAGCCAGTTGTACAGGGTACGGTCTGATATTGGTGTGCTGCTTTTACGCATCGCACGGAGTAGGGCAGCGTTACTGCCCACCGTGCGTGCTATCAATCCGTTTAGTTCGTTGTGCTTTCTCATAGCTTTGGTCGTAGTTCGGGGTTAACAGCGTAGAACACTTCGCGGTGTGCTTCGCTAAACATGTGCATGAATACCTCGGCATCAATAACCTTGTAGTGCCTGTCACGCATATCAACCTCCATGCGTGTAACAATCTGAGAAAGGCTATCGTACTTGCGTACTTCGATTTGCTTGTTGGTGCTGTAACTCATAACGGTAGTTAATACCATATCTTCAGACATACAGCAGAACACTTGGCCAAAACTACCACAGATGTAGTAGTGAGGCAAAGTGATTTCAGTAGACCCGCTTATAACGGGCTCATAGGTTGGTACTTCAAAAGTGTGTTTCATTGTATTGATGTATTAGAGGTTAAAAAAATCCTTTGTAATTTCATCGCTTACCGCGTTCTCTATTTCGTCCTGCAACTCACGGAAGTTTGAGTTGTCTATGGATTGAGTGATTTCAAGCTTATCGCAGAACACTTTGTATGATACATCATCTGTATCAAATTCAGATGGGTCATAA